CTCTTACTTCTTCGTAAGATTCAGTATCAATGTCGATCTCGTCAGGATCTTTCATTTTCTTTACGAAAGCCTGTTCTGTCAAGTCTTCAATGTATTGTTTGTACTCTGGGTCTGCCAAAACTTGATCGAAATCAGCCTTGTAGAACTTTTTCTCTACGATGACCTCTCCAGTTTCCGCATCACTGACCATCAAAGTCTTCCAAGCACCAGTGCCTGAGATTGCAATGGTTTTGCCGTTGATTGTAGTTTCGCCGGCCTTTCGAAGAACATCAAACAGCTGCTCGTGCTCTTTGATACCCACGCCAAAGTGAATCTCGAAATTGCAAGTTCTGAATGGCGCAGAGACTTTATTCTTGATCGTTTTAGCAGAAACGTTGATTCCAATTACTTCTTTGTCTTTGTTGGTAATTTGTTGTCCTGCACCCAATTTGATTCGTACAGACGAGTGAAAAGGGATTGCCTTACCGCCGGGTGTAGTAGTAGGATCTCCATACATGACTCCAATTTTGGTTCGAATCTGATTCAAGCAAATCATCAAAACGTTTTGGTTTGCAATCACGCCCGTGATTTTTCGCATGCCTTTTGAAATTGCTCGAGCTTGCAAGCCAATAGTTTCTTTGTCGTAATCGCCAATCAACTCTGCTTTAGGAGAAGTTGCTGCGACAGAATCCCAGATAATAGTGACTGGAACATCTTTGTCCATTGCTTTGGCTTTTAGAATTGTCGATTCAGCAATAGCCAAAACCTCTTCGGTACAATGAGTATCGACATAAACGAATCTTTTACTAATGTCAACGCCTAGTAAAGAAAGGTTTTCTACGCTAGTCGCATTCTCTGTATCGATGTAAACAACAATGCCGCCCATGTCTTGCGTAGACTTTGCAATCTGAATTGCGATGTGCGACTTGCCAATAGATGGAGGGCCGAAGATCTCTACGATTCGACCTTCTGGCATGCCGCCATCTCTTCGATTAGAAATAATGTAATCGAGCTGTGTTGATCCTGTTTTGATCCAGCGCTTGACATGCGTCGGAGAAACATCGTGCTCGAGATTGTAGGCGATCTTCGATCCGTGATCCTTGTTGATCGACTTGATCAAGTCTTCTGTGAAGCTATCCATTGCGTTATTTTTCTTTTTTGCCATCTATCAAACCTCCTGAGTGATTATAGAGCTAGAAAGGCTATTAAACAAAACTGGGCCGCACACTTTTTGCATGCCGCCCAGTTCGCTCTCTATGGTTTTAGAGAATTAGAGATTTTCGAGATCCGCAAAAGCGTCGTCCAAGTCTTTCATTGTTGACGTATTGCTAGTGGAACTAGAACTGCTAGTAGACTCTGTGTTGTTAGACGAAAAGCCACGAGTCGACCCGTCGTCGGCATTTGGATCCTCAAGCCAAGTATTGATGATTTTCTCAAGCTCATCATACGACTTGCAGGTGTACATTTCATCCAGGTCAGGAATGTTGCTAGTCCACTCTTTAATCTGCTTCTTATCGGTCGATAGTGCAGTCGACTTAGGTCGAGGACGAACTGACGTCTCAGCCCACATGCGACCAGGCTGCTTGGTGCAGCTAACCTTGATGTCAAAGCCCTCGTTGAGATCAGTAATGTCGCCATAGTCAGCATCAAGCATGATCTTCAGTAGATCCTGATAAACGGTCTTGCCGAAAGACCAGAGTCGAACTCCCTTGTCTTCCTCGCCTCGAACGACGACTGCTGCGTAAGATCGCATCTTAGGATAGAGCTTCTTAGCCAGCTCGTAAGACTCTTTCGAATCATCGCTTCGAAGCTTAGTAATGAGCTCTTGGAACGGATCAGGCTTGCCAAACTGGTAAGGAGCAAGTAGGCCTGGGTTATTGCCGATATTGTAATAGAAGTAGCGCTCTTTGAAAGGTTGACCATCATTGTCAGGAAATGCAATGATTCGAATCGTGGTCTCTTCACCCTCAGGCGGACGCCACATGATGTTTTTACGAGTATTTACGCCACTGAGTTGGTTGAGCTTCTTCTGAAGTGCTTCTAGATTAACTGCCATTTTCTAACCTCCATATGTTTAATTGGCAATAAAGCAATACACAATTTGTAAATTCATACTTTGTTTTGCTTGCGGTATAATACTAAAAATTTAAAGTTCAATATTCAAAATTATTTGCGCATTTTTTTGGGTGGTCGCGCACCACCAAAAGCATCGCCAGCGGCTTCAGCCGGCGACTTGCGTCGACCGGCTTGTGCGTTTGGATACGTTGCATCTGTGCCGAGTGGAGTTGTGGCTCCAGCTATAGCACTAGATACACTTTGCTCTGCCTGCTCCTCGTCTTCCTCTTCCGGAAGATCAGGTTCAGTCAAAAGATCGCCTTCGGGTTCATCAGCACCTTCGTTGAGCATCCAGTTTACGTACTGCCACAGACTTTTCTTCATGCTTATAAATATGGCCTTACGAGTCTTTTAGGTCAGATAAAGCAAAAGTTCTTGCTGTGTGGAGCGCTTGTGCCAGAGGCAAAGTTTCATTCGCATAGAAACGATTTTCATCGTACTGAAAGCCGGCTGACGTAGCCAAGGCAACCCACTCATCTTTAGTCACATCTAGTTTGTAACGTGAAATATAAAAGAGAGTTCGGTGCGCAACTGACATCTTGGGACAATTGTCATTGTACTTGTAATAGCGACCCAGTTTTTCTCGATGCCAGTCTGACTCCTCTGGAATAAAGAGATCCATACCTTCGCCAGGATCTCCCAAGCGACCGAGCTCATGAATCAGAGCAACACGAGCAAGGCTCTTAGGCTCCACTTTGGCATCAAATGCTTTTGCATGTTTTGCTGTATTCAGTGCAAAAGCAATGAGGCCACCGGGAGTTCCGCCTTTGACCGGAGTTAGATCGCGAGGGCACAAAGCAAGACGCTCTCCTAATTCTTCTTCTAGCCGATCAATGCCAGCTTGAGAATCATCGTCAGGAAAAAACTTCTTGAGCAGTGAAATGTATTTGTCGTAAGAATTTTTGATGTTTTCTAAGTTCGTATCCATGCATAGGATTATAGAACTATTTTTTGCTTTTTACAATCCCTTTATCGTAGGAACCGAAACAATTGCAGCATTAACAAATTCAATGCCGTCATCTAGTTTTAGCATCCCAGCTCTTTCGGCAGCATGAAGAGTAAAATAAAGAAATTTCGTTGCATTTCTCTGAGATAGCTCTCCAGACTTAGGCGCAACAACTACTTGCTTTGATTCTCCAATTGTCCTTACAGTTGGCATACTAAAAGCACTAGACATAATCTCATTGCCTCGAATTGCCTGACTCAAGATGCTAGTTGCCTTTTCTAAGTCTGTTCCGCCTGTTGCAGTGCCTACTTTCAAGTCCCTCATGAGTCCGGCAGCATCGTTGTCAGCTCGAGTTTGTGCTGCTTCGTACTTGAATCGGCCGCCAGTGCCGTAAGCGCCATCGACTTTGATCTTTTCACTCTTTTTCGGCTTAGGTTTTTCAGCCTTTTCCTCAGGCTTCTGCTGCTGTTCTTGCTGCTCGGCAAAGAGTTGTAGGGCAGCTTCTTTTATCATTTGGTCTAGTTTTGAGTAACGCATCATGTTCTCCCGCTGCCCTTAATTATCTAAACGTTCTCTCTTTGTCGGGAACCAGAAGCCTTCATATCGCATATTTTCGCACGCTGCAAAAAAGTAGTCTTCAGCAGACTTGGGCACTTCGACAATTAGAGCATCGTGAATCACCAGCAAAGGCTTGACAGCTGGATGTTCTGCACAAAGTTTAGCAAACATCAACACAGCTAGCTCAGCAGCTGTTGACTGAACGTAATGGTTAAGCCTGACTCGCTTATTCTTAGTGGCTTCATGTAGCGGTCGACCGAAGTGATTCTTGACGCCACCATTCTCGGCTTGGATAGCTAGCTTATTTTCAATATCCGGTACTCCAAAATATCGGGAAACACGTTCCATCATCTGTTTGGCTTGACGCAGAGAGCCGACTGTTGTAGCCAACCTCTGGGCTCCGGCTCCGTAGAGTGTTGACAGCGTGGCTAACTTGGCAGTCTCGCGATCTTCGATATCGCACATGTTCATGACTTCTTCATAAACGTCTTCCTCGGAAAGGTCGTTAGAAGACAGCCAGAACGTCACACGCGGCTCCAAAGACGTAAAGTCAATAGAGTATATGGCAGAATCAGAAAAGTCCTTTAGAAGGCATCTACGCGTCTCTTTTGGAAGAACTAGAAAATTGGGACCGTCTGTTATTGTTAGCCGGCCAGTCATCGAGCCGGCAGTGTTGTATCTGACGTTTGTTGCGCCTGTTTTATAGTGAATCTGCTCAATTGCAGCTTTGCTGTCAGTGAATTCCTGGAACTTGGACAGATCAATGCGCATGCGACCTAGGCGGTCCAAAAATCTACGACCCTGCAGCCAAGTATTAAAATACTCTAACATGCGACCGTCTTCGAACGTGCTTTCCAACTGGCTCTGACGCATGTTGACTATTTCTTGCCTTCTCTGCTTGGGCAGCAAAAGCGGCCAAGTAGAAGCCGGTGCTTGCAGTAGACTGCACATTGAATCAATTTCGGCCGGTAGGATAGGCTGCTCAAAGCCAGTAACGATAGTCAGAAATTCAGCTGCAGCCGACCAGGACAAAGTAACGCCAGAATCCACGGCATCAACGTCAGCCAGTACTATGTCCCTGCCTTTGACTCTTTCGAATACACGCATGGATTCATTATTTTAGAAATGGCAAAATATTTCAAAACTATTTGTTTTATGATCCGGAATTTCCGCCGGCGGTGTTATTGTTGTTGTTGTTTCTGCTTATCTTTTTCTTTCGCGGTGGTTTTTTCTTTGCCACAAACGTCTTAATGAGCGTGGAAGCGATTCGATCAGGCACGTTGGCGTAAGCACCATAAGCGTCAAACGGCTTCATTTCAAGGGACGTCTTGTATTCACCTGATGTGATTGTATGGTTTATGCCAGTGCATGCATAAAAATTATCCAGCGTCGTGTTTGTAGCAAAGTCAACAAAATATTTTTGTGTTAGCCCCAACATCGGACAGCCGAAAGTGGTCAAGCTCAAAGAAGCTGGGTGCACCATAAATGGCAAGTTTGTTGAATTTTGAGGAGCATTTAGATCTCCTTGGCCAGAATACCTTTGTGCCAAAAAGATGGACGTCAGATTGTCATTTGTCTCAGACGTCAAAGAAGCTTCAATGATGCCAGAACCTTCTGTGCCATGTAAAAGATAAGGAGAGTTTTCGAAGAAGAACTTCCTTAGATTGCCCGGCGCTGTCTTGATAACGTAGTATTTTT